CCGGCCTTTCGATTATAGCACCCCTGAGCCCCTTATGGGCTGGGTAGGAGATTCCGAGTGAGAATCGGCTCATTTGAGTTTGGCCGGGTCCGCAAGGATGCCCTGCCCCTAGTCACCCAGGGTGCTATGCCCGACCCCACCACCGAGCAGTCGATGGCCGCTCAGGGCCTCGGCCCGGTCATGCCGTTCTCCCCCGGAAGACCCATCAACCCCTACCTGGCCCTCGGGACGGCCCCACGCGCCTACGATTTCCGAACCGGGCGCAACATAAATGTCCGTCCCCGGTCGGATCGGTCCTCGTTTGACCTGCTGGCGGGGCTGACGTACAACTGGCCCGTGGCGGCCATGTGCATCGCACACCGGATCAACAGCTATAAGAGCTTCACGTGGTCGGTCGTCCCGATGCCCGGGGAGACCGGGAACAATGACCTCTTGATCCAAGAGGCGACGAAGATCATGCAGCGGCCGGATGGCAAGCATTCCTACATGTGGGTCATCTCGCAATACCTGGAAGACCTGTTCCGGTATGATGCCGCATGTCTCTACCGAAGGCGGGACGAGCTGGGCCGCGTGATCGGACTCAATGTGGTCTCTGGCCTGACGATTGCGCCGATGCTGGACTTCTACGGCCGCATCCCCGACGCCCCCGCGCCGGCGTACATCCAGTACGCGAACGGGCTTCCCTTTGAGTGGTTCACCGAAGACGACATCGTCTACGAGCCGTTGAATCCCCAGCCGGATTCAGCATACGGCAAGGCCCCCATCGAGAACGTGATGATGGCCGCGAACACCGACATCCGCATGGGGCTGAGTCTGCTGGACTACTTCACCGAGGGCTCGATTCCCGGTGGCATTGTCAACGCCTCGGCGAGCATCACGGACCCTGCGGCCCTTCGGGAGCGCGAGGCCGACTGGGATGCAGACCTCGAAGGCGACCAGGCCAAGAAACAGCGAGCCAAGTGGCTGATGGCCGACGAGAAGTTCACCGCCATCGACAAGAAGCCGTTTGACGAGAACGCATTTTTATGGAACTTCCGCATTGGCTGCGCCGCCTTTGGAGTAGTGCCTCAGGATTTGGGCATAACCCTGGATGTGAACCGCGCGACTAGCGATACGCAGATAGATATTCAAGAGAGAATTTCTGATCGTCCGCTCGGATTGCACCTGGACGGGATCTTCACCCGCTATTTACAGGACGATAGGGGATACCCCGTCGAGTTTCACACTAGTCTTGCCGCAGTGAAGGAAGACAGGTTGACCGAGGCCAACGCTTGGAAGGTCTACGTTGACGAGGGCGTCGCCTCTGTTAGCGAGATGCGCCAGGCGCTCTTGGGATTGCCCGAGGATGACGAACGTCCCGTCCCGCGGTTCATCATGACTGCGCGGGGCGGGCCGATCCCGATCGCGAATCTCATGGCCATCGCGGGGCCGGTGAACCCCGACACGATGATGCCCGCGGAAGAGATCCCGCTATTGGACACTCAGGACAAGCCCCTCGAGGCTGCGGCCGGTTTACTTCCCGGCAAGACCATGAACACCCCCGGCGCGCTTGTGAGCACCTTCAACCCCGACGAGCCCGAGTTCCCGCAGGACGAGAACGCCGTTCCCCCCGCACCGACTACGATCGCTGCGGTCGCTAAGGCCGAGACTGCGGGGATCACCACGGAGACTGGTCTAGAGGGTGTGGACCTTCAGGGCCGGGATGAGGACGAGGAAGAGGAAGCCGAGGTCGCCAAGGAACTCTCCCGCTGGCGGGACAACGCCCGAGGCCGTGTGAAGCTCGGTAAGGCCCCCCGGCAGTTCGCGAGCACCATCCTACCCGTTCCGCTGTGGACGGCCGTCTGGAAGGCACTGGAGCCCGCCAGGACCAGGAATCAGGTAGACCAAGCGTTCGAGGTGGCCAAGGCACAAGGCCCAAAAGCCCCTAGGCGCCTTCTGGATCAAATCGCGGCGCATTACGCACCGCTGATCCAGGCGGCGCTCCCGAAGGCCTTAGGTGGTCTGGACGACGCGATTCGGGCCTATGCACAAACCCAATCAGTTGTCAAGGCGCTACAGGCCGACCCGGCTGCGAGGCAGGCGGCGCGTGTCGCCCTGGCTGCTGCGGTCGTGGTCGATCCGTCCGCGCTCAAGACCGTGTTGCAGAACTTGGCCGCCGATGCTTACCTGGCCGGGACGCACACCGCTGCGTCAACCGGTCAGGTGCTCACCGCCTTCGGGAAGATTGACACCGCAATCGACTGGGACGCCTGGACCCCCGGTTCGGCTGCCGCCGCGCAAGCACTGAACGACCCGGGGTTGAATGCAGTCCTCGATGCGGCGGACCAGACGATCTCTGGACTGACCAGTAACACCATCGACCAGATCGGCACGGTGCTTGCAGATGGGATCTCCCAAGGGACTTCAGTCGATGCCCTGGGGGTGCAGATCCGGGACTTCGTTGGAGGTGACGCCGACCGGGCGTTCATGATCGCCAACACCGAGACCTGCCGGGCGATGTCTCAAGCCTCGATGAACACCTACACCCAGAACGGGATCACCGGGGTCACTTGGTCGGGCGAAGACGATGCCTGCGACATCTGCCAGGCCAACATAGACGCCGGGATTATCGCCACGGGCGACGACTTTCCCTCTGGCGATTCTGAGCCGCCTGCCCACCCGAACGACAGGTGCAGCGTCAGCCCCGCCGACTTGCCAACCGAAACCAGCCAGCCGGATCAGTCCGGAGACGAGGAGTAGCACATGGCAGACGTAGCGGCCAAGGTTGCCAAGATGACCGAGATGCGTATCGGGGTCACCCGCTGCGGCTGTGGCGAGCCCACCTCGCACGCTAACACCCCATGCCCGCAGGGCGTGTCCGATCCCTCCGGGACGCGCGTCCTGCGCTCCTACCGCAACCCACTCAGGCAGCTCGCCTGGAACCTCACAGGGAGATAAGTTTCTTCGGGTTCTTCCGCCGCCAGACCATGCAGGCTCGGCAGTACCGGTAGTTGGGCTGAGATGGCCTTCTGTAGGTGTTCTCAGGGGTGAACTCGTGACCTCGCTTACAGTGGGTCTTGGACGCCTGCCAGATGCCTTGCCGACCTGGCCGCGGGGCGCCGAGAACCGGGTGGGGGAATCGGGCGATAGCCTCAATGGCCTTGGCCCGTTTGGACTCCAACTTCATGTAGGGCACCATCGCCTCTAGCAGGGCGATGACGTCGTATCGACGGAAGAGGGTCCAGGTCCAGCAGTCACGACGCGGCTGGAGACCGCCGGCCTTGGTACTACGCCGATCGCGATAGACGCTGCCTCCGAACTGAGCAACCCAGTCGATGACCTCTTTGTCGGTCATTCCGATGCGGAGTTGGGTGTGGGACGGCCCAACGACAGAGATACTCCCCTCCCCATCAAACAGCCCCGCCAAGTAAGCCAGGTCCGTGGGCTCCGTTGGAACGCGATAGGAACTGGCCCACAACTCAGACGGTTTCCAGTCCGGGAACCGGCGATGAAGGGCACCGTAGAGAGCCTCTCCGTTGCGTCCGAGTTCTGCCGCGATGTGGCGGACTTTTTCGCCCGCCAGCACCCGACCCATTACCGCGTCGAGATCGTGACCTAGAGATTTTACCATAGCTACAGTATAGCACACCAGGAGTATAGAGCAATGGCTACCGTACTGACTTCCGCGGGCAAGGGGCTGACGACGGCTCACCTGACAAACACTGGAACCCCCGTGGCGCCCCAGTACGTCGCCATCGGCTCTGGGGCCACGGGTGCCGTGGTCGCCGACACCGCCCTAACGACCGAATACACCACCGGCACGTGGACGGGCTACGCGCGCGTATCCAGCACGATGACCCAGCAGACCGTCACCGCGACCAACGACACCGCTCAGTTCGTGGCCACCTGGACCGCCCCGGGGACGGAGACCGTTGCCGAGGCTGGCAACTTCACGGCCTCGACCTCGGGTACGATCTTCGTGCACGGCAACTTCACCGGGGTGGCGCTCAGTTCGGGCGATTCGCTCCAGGTTACGATCACCTGTCAGTTCACCTAGTCTGAAATGAGATTTAGGGCGTGGGCGCTGCCGATAGTAACCCTGATAGTCGGCCTCGGTGTGGGAACGGCGGTCGGGGCGTCCCCCGTCCTGTCTCCCGGGGGCTATGCGCTAGGGCCGGGCACCTACACATTCACCGTTCCCTCGCCAACCCCCACGCCTACCCCTACTACTACGTCTACCCCCACGCCCACCGGGCAGGTCGGGGTCTACGCCGGGTCGGCCAATACAGCCGCGATGCTCTCGGTAGATGCCCAGCTCAAGCTCGCGCCCACCCAGGTAACGGTCTCGGACTACTTCGACAATACCGACGCCTCCAAGCTCACCGGCACTTATCCGCTGTCCGCGTGGAAGGCGGCCATGCCGGCCGGGACGCACTACGTTTTCGGCGTGAGTCCAATCTTCTCCGGCCACGCAGGGAGCTTCGGTGCGCCCGGCGGTACAGCTGGTAACGCCGCCACCCAGTACGCGAACCTGATGGCGGGCGGTATCGACCCCCAGCTCAAGACCTGTTTCGCCAACATCGCCGCGCTCGACCCGCACGCCGCCATTCGGATCGAGTGGGAGCAGAACGGCTACGGCAACGTGGTCTCCCTCAACTACTTCACCGCAGCGCAGATAGTCGCAATCTACCAGCACGTCGCCGTCCTGGTTCACGCGGCGGGGCTGAGGACTGTATTCGATCCGGTGGAGATTGTCGGCTCCCAGGGGAGTATCGTTTCGCTCTATCCCGGCGACAGTTATGTAGACCTGATTGGTCCCGACGTGTATGCCCAACAGTGGTTGAACGCCGGGATGGCCAACCCGACTGAACCGGCCGAATGGAACGCGCTCTTGACGCAGGGCGGCGCATACAACCCATCCAATCCCAACGGCAGCTACAAGTTTGGTCTTGAGTGGTACGCAGGCTTCGCCGCCGCCCACGGCAAGCCCCTGCTACTGTCGGAAGTGGGACTCTGGCCCCAAACCACCACCATCCCCGGTGAAGGCGGAACTGGTGATGATGCCTACTTCGTCCAGCAATATGCCCTTTGGGCGACTGCGAACAACGCCGAGACGATCCTGTGGGCCGACCAGAGATCCTCGGCGGCCCTATTCACCAGCGGCACCCCCCTCGCTACAGCTCAAGCCATAACCTCCTTCGGCCGCTGACATGGCCAACCCAGCCCGCGTCCAGTATGTTACCGCTGGCTCTGCATCAGCCGCGTCGGCAACGGTGGCGATCACCGCTACTACTGGCCACTTTCTGCTCGTGACGGCCACCGCTTCGGCCGCCGGTCTCGCAACGCCCTCGGACGGTGTAAATACATATACCGCCCTGGCCGGCAACGTCGCCAACTATTCGGCCTGGTACGCCCAGAACATCACTGGCGGCTCGCTCTCGATCGTAGTCGGCTGTACCTCGGGAGCTATTGCCGTCGGCGTCCTTGAGGTGTCTGGGTGCAGCACTGCTGCTCCAATCGACCAGCAGGCAGAGGCGACGCTCAGCACTACGGCGTTAGCCTCTGGGACTACCGCCGCCGCCGCGAGCGCATCCGATCTGGTGGTGGGGCTCGCATCGTGGTACGGGGGCGGGAACCGGACCCTATCCGCGCAGGCGTTTACGACGGCGGTAACGGGCCAGACCAATGAAACCCTCATAACTGAGTCCGGCTGCTCCGTGGCCTGTTCTTCTGGTCCGATTGCCGGACTAGACACCGAGAAGTTCACCGGGACACTCTCGGGGTCGATTTATGGCGGTAGGGCGTGGTGCGTACTCATCGCTCCCGGCGCCGGTGGCACCCCGCACTACCAGACCGTTGCGATCTCCTCTGCATCCTCTCCCGGAGTCGGCGTCGTCCGGGCCCGCGTGATCACCGTCGCGGCCTCGTCGGCATCGTCTTCGACACTGGCCACGATCCGTTCCCGATTCATGACGCTGGCGGCCAGCACAGCCTCGGTGGTCGGGATCTCCGCATCTCGCGTCCGTTACGCTGCGCTCTCGGCGTCGTCTGCCTCTGTTGCAGCCATCGCAAGTACCAGATCGCGGGTAGCGGTCATCGCGGCATCCTCTGTCAGCTCAGCGGCCATCGCAAACGTCCGGGCACGATTGGTGAGCCTCACGGCCAGTTCGGCCTCCGTAGTGAGCATCTCCCGCGCCGTCGGCAAGGGCGTCTCGGTCGTCTCGGCGTCCAGCGTCGGGCTGACCAAGGTGATCGCCAAGACCATCGCGGCAAGCTCAGCGAGCGCGGCATCCCTCGCTGCTAGTCGGATGCGTTCGGCAGTCCTCGCGGTAGTCTCGGCGTCCGTCCCTGGCATCAAGCGGACCATCGGCAAGCTCGTGGGCGCGTCCTCAGCCAGTAGCGCAGCCCTCAGCGTGGTGCGCTCTCGCCTGATCGCTCTGGCGGCCTCTAGCGCCTCTGTCGCGGCCTTGGCGGTGGTCCGCTCGCGGCTCATCTCGCTGGCTGCGAGTAGCGCAACGGTCGCAACGGTGGCCTACCATCGGGTCAGGGTCGCGGCGCTCGCAGCTTCTAGCGTCTCGGTCGCCGGGATAGCCTCCCTGCGATCCCGCGTGGTCACCCTCGCGGTCAGTAGCGCGACCATCGCCTCGACGGCTTGGCAGCGGTCGCGAGTGATCGCCCTGTCGGCAAGTTCCGCCACCGTCTCAGCGATCACCACTGGCGCGGCAGTCATCCGGTACGCGGTCCTGGCCGTGACCTCCGCGAGTGTGGCGACCATCGGCAACCTACGCGCCCGGGTGATCGGGTTGGCCGTTATCTCAGCATCTGCGGCGGCGATCAACGTCGGACGGCTGCGGTACGTCGTCCTCACCGCGGTATCGCCGGCCCTCGCCTCACTGACGAAGCGCATCGGCAAGACCATCGGCGCCGTCTCTGGCGCGATCGCCTCGCTGGTAACGCGGTTCATCCCGGCGCTCCAGATGCGCCCCGCCACTGCGACCGCCACAGTCCGCACCGGGTTCGCCTTCGCCTCAGTCCGCACAGGCACCACGACTGCAACAGTCCGCACCGGGACCGCAACGGTTCACGCGAGGTAGAGCATGGCAGGCATTACGCCCTGGGCGACCGGGCAGACCCTCCCGACGTGGGTGATCTCGCTGGCGGACGACAACAACAACGTCGTCAACCTGACGGGCGCCACCTCTGCCGCGCTGAGTTTCATCCGAGGGGCTAGTAATGTGACGGTCGGCGCGGGTGTGGCTGCGGTCTATGGGCCGCCCGCCAACGGGCAGGTGTCATATGCACCCGCTGCTGCGGACGTCACAACCCCCGGCACCTTCCAGATCTTCGTCCAGGTGACGTTCCCGACGGGTGTGCTCACCAGCGACCCGATGCCCTGGATTCTCGTCCAGTCTTAGGAGGCAGCAATGTTCTGTTCTCTCTGCGGCCAGGTGATGCCAGTCATTGCGGCCGCCGTTGAGCCTGAGCCCGTCCCCGACGAGGCTGTCGTCACGAAGCGGCTGTCGGTGCCCGAGCATCCCAAGAGATACGTGCTCGGATGCGCTTATCCTGCATCGCGCCCCGATGGGCACCACGAGTGGGCTTCACCCGAATCCGTTGAGAAGGCCGCCTGGGCATTCGCCCAAGGAGGTCGCCGAGTGGGATTCTTCCACGCCGGGAGCGAGACCGAAGGCCATATAGACGTTTGCGAATCGTATATCTATCGGGGACCAAATTGGGTTCTCAAAGACATCGGCGGAAACGAGCAAACCATTCGGGCCGGAGACTGGATGCTGGGTGGCATTGCCGATGAGCCAGCATTCGACATGATTATCAGTGAGTCGGCGGACGGTTGGAGTATAGACGGGCAGGCCAGACGCCGTTCTCGGCCTTTGCCGCTCTGATTCACAACTACCAGTATACCACATCGGGTAAGGAGTCTAAATGACTGACGTTGACGTTGACGAGGATGACGAGGAGGAGGTTCTGAAAGAGATGTTCGACTTGGACATCCCCCGCGTCGATGCAGTCAAAGGACCGGCTACCGGGATGCGGTTCCTGGTGCTCAAGGCCGAGGGGCCGCAAGATCCCAAGGCGATCGCCCGCATTCGAAAGGCTACCGCTGCCGATAAGGACAAGGCAAAGGGCAAAGGCACGATGACGAATGCCTCGGGCGACGAGTCATACCCCGTCAACAATGCTGATGAGCTCACCTCTGCCATCAAGGCGGTGGGCAGGGGCGGGGCAGACCACGACGCCATCCGTCGCCACATCATGGGTGAGGCGTCCAAGCTCGGACTGTCTGGCCAGATTCCCGACAACTGGAACTCCGACGGCTCTCTCAAGACCGTCGCCAAATCAAAGGAGACGCCCATGCGCCCTAGCACCGAGGCGCCATTGGCGCCCCCGGAGAATAAGGAACCCGTAACCAAGGCAGACGGTGACGGCGAGGACCTTGACGCCAGCACCATCCCGGTTGAGCCCGGAGGCGGGGGAGACCCTGACATTCCGGGATCGCAGGGCTGGGAGAGCATCGACTCTGCGACCGCGCAGAAGTGGACGGCCATCCTGAGCCGGGCCAAGCTCGCCCTTGAGTGGCTGGGCGATCGCGAGGGGCAGGAGGTGGTGGTCACTGGAGACGGTGACGACGCCGATAATGCCTGGGATCTCCAGGAGGCCAAGGCAGCGGTGGACTACGCCATTGGCGTCCTCGCAGCCTTCGCCGTCGGTGAGGCCACCGAGTCTGATCTTGCCCAGTCGGGTGGGGTCATCAAGGCCATGCAGACGTTCCCCGTAGACGCCCTTGAGATTGTCGAAGGGCAGGGGGCCGTCAAGAAGGCGGGCCGTGTCCTCTCGGCCTCCAACGAGCAGGCCATCCGCGACGCTGTTGCGTCGCTTCAGAACGTACTATCCACTCTGCCCGCGGCTCCCGCCGAGGAGCCCGCCCAGAAAGCCCAGGAGACGCCTATGGAACCCCCTGCGCCCACCGAGCCGCTGGTCGCGGCGTATGACGCCACGCGCACGCTCCAGGGCGTGACGGTGGCCTCCAAGATGCTCCCCTACGATGCGGTCAAGGTCCGCAAGGCCAAGGGTGATCCGATGGTTGCGGTATACACGGCTGACGGAAATTTGATAGGCGCCGTCGATCCCGACGACCTCATCGAGATGTCACCTGGCAAGCCAGTTGACGATACCACCGATGACACCGCAGACGGAGATGCCGACACGGCTCCTGAGCCTCCGGCCCCCGCTGCGCCCACTGCGCCCGCGCCAACTCCTGCGGCCCCTGCCGCCGCTATTCCTGTTGCTAAGTCCGAAACCCCCGCCCCACCCGACCCGAGCAAGATCGCCACTCTGCTGGAGGCTGCTGTGGTTGAGGCGCTAAAGCCAGTGCAAGAGGACCACGACAAAGTGGTCAAGTCACTGGAGGAGCGCGTTGACTTCCTAGAGCACCGCCCGCGTGAAGGTGGTCCGCTTCTGTCCGGCGTGCCCGGTGGAGGCATGTCGCCAGCCGGAGATGCGCTTCTGGCCGCTCGTGGCCAGGGAACCACCGAGGAATCCGAAGTGGTTCAGAACATCCGCAAGGCGATGACTGCCGAGACCGATCCCCTCAAGGTGATCGAGCTTCGGCGCGTTCTGGCTGCTGAGAAGATCAAGGAGCTTCAGGCTCCAAGATTCCACCGCGGCCAATAATCCGTATATAGGAAACACCTCACATGGAACTCGATGACAGAACCCAGGAGACCCTGGCTCTGGTCCAGAAAGCCCTGACCAACGGCTGGACTACGAACTCTGGCCTTCAGGGTATAGACCTGACGGGCGTCGTCAGTCTGATCCCGGTCTACACCCCGCTCCGCAAACTGCTGAGCCGGGTCGGAGCGACCGAGGGCGCTGAGTATACTCAGTGGAAGGCTCTGCTGAACGTCACAAACTCTCAGCCCTCCATCTTCACCGGCTTTGACTCGACCGGTGGCCTAGTGGCTACGAGCTTGTCAAGCGTTTCCTCGCCGTATGTGCCGATCGCGCTCGACGGTCAGGTCACGCAGGACTCGATCGACATCGCAAAGAACTACGCCGACCCCCTGGCGATCGAGACGATGAACGTCCTCAACATGCTGATGGTCCTCGAAGAGCGTGCGTTGGGCACGGGTGCTCAGGCGTTCGCTCTGCCGGTGATCAGTGCTGTTACCCCCACGCCCACCTACACGACCACGGGTGGGACTATCGGCTCCGGCGTTACGATCAAGTGCGCCGTCCAGGCCCGCAGCGGCATGAACTACTTCAACGGTGGGTCTGGGGTGGTCTCCACGACGGCGTCAGCGACCACCGGCACCACCACCTCCACCAACACCGTCACCTTCTCGATTCCGGCGGTGAAGGGCGCGGTGGCATATGACTGGTTCGTTGGCACTTCGACTGCGACCCTTTACTACACGACCACGACCGTCGCTTCGTTGACGATCAAGGCCGCGATCCCGACGACCAACCAGGCGCTTCCGACCAATGAGCTGCCTGACCTTTACGGGACCGCCCCGACCGCGCCGACCACGGCCGACTCTTCGTACTCGGCCAACGCCTTCAATAGCATGTTGGCCACGATCGTCGGCGACTACAACAACGCCGGCCTCTCCATCGTCACCCCCGGCACCGGCACCTCGTCTGGTGCTGTCTGGACCGACTGTGGCGCTGCGCCGCTGTCTATCTCCGGGGCCAGCGTGGCCCAGCTCGACGCGCTCAACCTCGGCATCTACAACAGCGTGAAGTCGAGCCCGACCGCGTACATGATGAATGCTCAGCAGGCTTCGGACCTCAGCATGCTCCTCTTGGGCACCTACCTGGCTCCGACCTACTTGCAGGCGAATGCCGCAGGCCGTGACACCGTCACGGGTTCTGCGTACATCTCGACCTACATCAACAAGGCGTTCAACGGTGCCCCGATTCGCATCGAGGTTCACCCGAGCGTTCCACCGGGAACTATCATCGCCCGCACCGACAGCGTTACGTTCCCCGGCTCCAACATCGGCAACGTGTTCGAGGTTCGGACCCTTCGGGACTACGCGCAGTTCGAGTACGGCGTGACCCGGTCTCCTTTGAGTGGCCCGAGCGCCCCTCGCCAGGAGTTCACGATCAGAAGCGTGGAGACACTCGTGAACCGTGCGCCCGTCGCGAACGGCGTGATCTGCAACATCGCAGCGAGCGAATAAATACCGTCTCTGTGCTACAATTATACTAAGGGTTGAACAGGGCCGGGGGATGACCCCCGGCCCCAACCCGACCAACCGGAGGAGTTGTGCGGGTCGTCTACTCCTTCGCCTCCATTGCAGCGACGCGAGAGGCACCCGCAATCCTCCGCCCCCATCCCCGCTCCGACTTCTCGATGCGACTGTATGCACCGAGGGCCGAGCGGTATGACGTTAGCGGTTCTCTCACGGCGTATAGCGAACTACTCTGCCGCGTCTGGGCCGAGGGCGAGTCGTTTCTGAATGTTGAGCACGATGTCGAGATCGGCCCTGACACAGTTCGGCAGGCGTTTGACTGCCAAGAGCCCTGGTGCGTCTGGCCCTACCACCTCGCCGGGCACAATCTCATACGGTGGTCGCTGGGCTGTGTGCGCTTCCACGCCAAGCTACTCAAGGCCGAGCCCGACCTGATGGCCGTGGCCAGCTCCAAGATCGGCAACCGCTCCATGCCCCCTGGCGATTGGCACAGACTGGACGCCGAGATTATGCCCCTGCTGAGAGAAAGGGGATACGGCGAGATCGCCCACCAGCACGACCCGGTGATTCACCATCACCATTACTTTGGTGAGGGGTGTTCGTGCGGCGCTGCGGAGTGCCCGCTGTGAAGCTGGAGCACTTCTACCATGTCTACGCGACCCGGGCCGCCGACAAGATCGTCGCCGAGCACCTTGACGCGCTGATAAAGAGCGGCCTGGCCGACCATCTCGACCGGCTTCATCTCGGCATCGTCGGAAACCCCAAGGCCCGTCAGCGGATCATCGAACGCTGCTATCGCACCATCCCGACCGAGGTGGTCGCAGAGGCCGACGAAGGTTGGGAGCAAGTTACGCTCACCGCCCTCTGGGAACGCCGCAACTCACTTCGGAGGCCAGTGCTCTACGCCCACACCAAAGGCGCATCAGACCCGACGCCTTGGAACTCCAGATGGCGTCGGGCGATGACCGCGCATCTCGTCACCGACTGGCGCACGGCCGTCAAGAGGCTGTCTGTCGCTGACGTTGTTGGCTGCAACTGGATCGACGAGAGCACTCGAAACTCGATGCACAGCAGCGGCATTGACTTCTTCGCCGGGAACTTCTGGTGGGCGCGAGCCGACTATCTCGCCAAACTCGCAGCGCCCCCCAATAGCACTCGCTGGGAAGCGGAGGTGTGGATTGGTACGGGTTTGCCGCGCATCTTCGACGTGCTCCCCGGCTTCCCTAGCGACGTGATCCGGTGACCCTCATATCCATTGTCATCGCCCACATCCCGCCCCGAGAGGCGATGCTCGCCGAAGCCCTGGCGTCCGTTGAGGCACAGACCCATGCAGACCGCGAGGTCATCGTGGTGACCGACGTGGACCGCAGGGGCGCCTGGTGGGCAAAGAACGAGGGCGTGCGCCAGAGCCACGGCGACTGGATCACCTTCCTCGACGACGACGATCAACTCCTACCAGACCACCTCGCCCATCTTCTCGCCTGTGCGATGGAGACGGGGGCCGACGTCGTCTACCCACACTTCTACATCCGTGGGGATGAGTGGCCCGAGCCGCACGAGGACGGCTTCGCCTGGCTGTTCGGTCTGCCGTTTGACGAGGAACGGGTCAGGGCATCCAGCACCATCCCGGGTGGCGGGTCGCTGATCCGAGGTTCGCTTCTTCGTGAACTGGGAACCCCGCAACTGGGCGACCCCGAGTTCGGGCCCGAAGTGTATTACGACGACTGGGCGATGTATCTCAGGCTGCTGAACGCGGGGGCCAAGTTTGTGCATCTCGCTGAGCGGCTGTACGTCTGGCGCCACTGGGGGCCGGGCAACACGAGCGGGAAGCCCGACAGGTGGTGATCTCTCTCCTCTGCCCCACCCGTGGGCGTCCCGAGAACGTCACGAGAATGCTCAAGAGCGTGGCCATTCACGCGAGTTCAGATTGCGAGGTGGTACTGTACGTCGACGACGACGACGAGAGCATGGCCGACTACGATGCGGAGTTGTTTGACTGCTGGGTTGGGATAGTCCGCGGCCCACAGCGCACCCTGTCGGATTGCTGGAACGCCTGCTGGGAGGAAGCCAGCGGCGACATCTTCGGGATGATGGCCGACGACGTCATTATCGAGAGTCAGGATTGGGACGGTGTTGTCCGAGCGGCGTTCGAGGCAGTGCCCGACCGCATCGCATTCGTCTATGGGACGGACGGGTTCCGCAACGGCACGCATGGCAGTCACGGGTTCCTCCACCGCAATTGGACTGGCGTGGTGGGCAGGTTTACCCCGCCGTACTTCGCGGCCGATATGTGCGACACCTGGCTCAACGACGTGGCCGAGGCGCTAGGCCGGCGAGTGTACCTGCCCGACCTCCTGACCACGCATTTGCACCCAGACAAACCGGCCCTCGGAATTACATTCGATGAGACCTATCGGCTGGCTTCCGACCGCCGGGCGGCCGAGAATCAATACGCGCTCTACGACACCTTCGCAGGCGAACGGGAGCGCGAGGTGGAGATGCTCAGGGGGGTGATGTCTTGAGAATCCTGATCACCGGGGTCTCTGGATTCATCGGACAGGCCCTCTCGAAGCGATTCGCGGACGGCCATGAGGTCCACGGGGTATACGAATCCCCGGAGTCGAAGGCTAAGAACCCGGAGATCGTCAAGGGGCACAAGCACCTCGCAGACCTTACTGATCATGCTGCGATTGAAGAGTTGATCCAGTTCGTACAGCCCCACATTGTGATCCACCTAGCCGCCAAGAGCGAGGTGGCGTTCTCCTTCGACAACTACCTCCAGGTGTCGGAAGTGAACTACGTCGGGACGGTGAACCTAGCCGAGGCCAATCGGAAGCACAACCCCAACCTGGAGCTGTTCTGCATGGCCTCCACGATGGAGACCTACGGCCACCACGCCAGAGAGGGCGGCCCGTTCACCGAGGACACGCCCCAATATCCGATGGCTCCCTATGCGGTCGCCAAGCTGGCCTGCGAGAAGTACCTGGGCTACATGGACTACGCCTACGGCTTCCCGTCGGTCATTCTGAGGCAGACCAATGCGTACGGAAGGACAGACAACGCCTTCTTTATCGTCGAACGGATCATCTCCCAGATGCTCGCGTCTGATGTCTGCAAGCTCGGCGATCCCGATCCCTACCGCAACTTCCTCTTTATCGACGACCTGGTCGACCTCTATGAGCTGCTGCTGGCAGAGCCGACCAAAGTACGCGGCCAGACCTTCGTCACCGGGCCGCCCAATGCCCTCACGATTCGAGACCTGGCGGATCTTATCCGAGAGAAACTGGACTGGGGCGGGGAAATCGAATGGAACACCCAACCCCCCAGGCCGGGCGAGATCTACTACCTGGAGTCGGACGGGGCGAAGCTCAAGCAACATCTCGGCTGGGAGGCGAAGACGAGCCTCTCCGCAGGGCTTGATCAAACGATCGAAGTCTGGCGGACTCACCCATCCGCGTCGTAGTCCCGTTCACCCACATCGCCCCCGGGGTCGAGGGCGCGCTCAGCGCCGCCGGATGGAAGTGGGAGCCGAGGAGGCTTCCAAATAGTCTGCGAGGCCGCGGAGAACGGCCGGAACGTCTCCGGCTAGGCCCGCGGCCTGATTGCATTTGGCGCAAATGACGCCCCGGATGCACTTTCCGCACGATCGTTTGCCGGGGCAGCAGGAATGATCGTGATCGACGTGGGGCAGCCGTTGGTGATCGGTCTTGTCGAGAAGGACTCCGCAAGCCGTATTGGCGCATCGCCCGCGCTGGACACGGAGGATCTCGTTGAAGCCCTCCACGGTGATCCCGTACAGATAGCGCAACTCGGTGGATCTCGCCCGATCAGGATTGGCGCGACGCCACTCCGCCATGCGCCGTTTCCACTTGTCCTTGTTGGCGGCATCGTATGCGGCTAATTTCTCGGGATTGGCTAACCTCCACGCTCGGGTATAGGCCAATTCTCTCTCGCGGTTTGCCATATAGAACTCGTGTCGAGCGGCTCGACACGGTTCGCATCGGCAGCCCCCGTTGTTATAGGCACTTGCCGTTCCGTGGTTTAGTCCAGCCTGAGGTTCTGATCTCTTGACCATCCCAGTCATTATACCATACACAACGATAGCCCCGGGCGTTAGGGAAGCTATAGCGGCTACGGGCCACAAGTGGGAAGAGATCTATGTCGGCAACTCAGATCAGGACTACTTCTCGCTCTTCGCCCTTCTTTGGGCCAAGGGCAGCGGCTTTATAGTTCTGGAACACGACGTGATCGTGCGGCCCGACACTTTGGATGAGCTGGAAGCCTGCCCCGAACCCTGGTGTGCGTTCCCCGTCCCCTACCTCGGCGGCGAGTATCCGGGGATGGCGTGCGCGAAGTTCACCGACCGAATCATCGCGGCGTGTCCGGGAGCGCTCATCCAAGTCGGAACTATGGGCAACGACCAGCATTCTCCAGGGCACTGGTGTACGACCGACCATTTCCTCCAGATGGTCGTTCTCCCTGCGGCGGTTGGCCATTACAAGCACGTACACCCCCCGGCCCTCGGCCACTATCGCGCCGACGGACTCCCGCCCATGCCGTCGCACGGCTGCGTACAGAGGAGCACCTGAGTGACGACTCCATTGTTTATTCCCGCCAGTACCGTTGCCCATGCCGAAGTTGTGTCCTACATCTCCATCGCGGAGTATATCAGCGCCCCGACCTCTGTGGACACGTCGCAGCTCTACACTGGCGGCACCACGGACGAGAACCTAGACGAGCTGGCGAATGTCATCGGCCGAGCATCGGACTGGGCCAACGGCATCTGCTACCAAATCCTCGCAGCCACGCTTGACACCGAGATGGACAGCGGGGTCTATGTCCGCCACGATGGGACGGTTCGTGCCCGGTGCTCATTCTGGCCCTTCCGCGAGTTGGACAGCTTCAGCGTCGGCCCCGTGCCGTCACGGATGGCCCCCATCATCGACCCGGCAGACGTGTGGCTCCAGGGCCGCAAGGTGCTCGTGGTGCCTGTGGCGGGCACAACAAGCAACGCCGTGAGCCGCAGTGTGTTCGCACTCTACGGCCCCGTCCGGCCGGGGACGAGAGTCTACATCCAGTGGAGTTATTGGAATGGCTGGTTCCACTCTACGTTGGCTTCCGCGTCACTGGCGAGCGCGACGTCGCTCACCCTGACAATGGCGCTGCCACAGTCGGCCGCAGGCGTCTCGCTTACCATCCCCGACGCGGCCAACACAGAGACCGTCCAGGTGGCATCGACGTTCACTGGGGGGACAGTGATCCCGCTGGTGAACCCAACAGTCTACGCTCACCCGTCTTTGGGCAATTCCATCACGCTGCCGCAGTCCATCACCGTAACGGAGCTCCCACCGAAGATCCGGCAGGCCACGATCTCGCTGACCTCGTGTCTGATCAAGGTGCGTGGCACACAGGCCGAAGTCATGCCGAACATCGGGGGGGCACCTAGCCGAGAGGCGCTGATCGAAGGCGGGGGCCTTGAGGATTATCAAGTGGCCGTGGACCTGCTCGAAGTCTACCGCCGGAGCGCATAGATGGCCAACCCCGGACAGGCTGTCGCAAGGGCGGCGATTGCCGCATGGTTCTCACCGTCGCAGATCCCCGGCCTGGCGACCACCTACCGCTCGTCTCCCACGATCATCCCCGCACAAGCCTACACGCTCGCAGCGAACACCGGTTCGGGTGCGGTGCTGATCGTCCATCTCCCGTCTGCCCACGAGGTGCGTGTCGCAATGGGTGGTCCCACCTCGGGCGAGAAGTTCGCCAAGTATGACCTCGCCCTAGAGGTCAAGTTCCGCAGCGTCAAGACTGACGCGATGGCAGCCCAAGACGACCAGGACGCACTCATTGACGCCATCTATGCCCGCTGGCGGCAGGACCGCACCTTTGGCACCAGCCCGAAGAAATACATCGGCTCCAATGCCACCATCTGGCAGGCGGGTGAGGGTGCGGCGGGCATTGAGTATCAACAGGCACAGGCGGTCCTAGACGGCAACACGATCATCATCGACGCCGTCATAAGGGGTGAATCATGGCTGTATATCGCGGCCTGAGATGACAACAATGCGAAAGAAGGCAGCCAAGAAGACTGCCAAAGTCAAGAAAGCGGTCAAGACAAAGCGTGTCACCACCGCCGCAAAGGACAGGAAAGGACAGGGCTGACCCCCGTCCAGTTAGCCAAAGGAGGCACCCCCAACGCCCTATCCAGCCGCACGTCAATGGTTGGGGATCAGCGCACCCGAGAGCCCTCGGGGAACCGCCGCTGCTCCCGCATATTTCGTCCCGGTGAAGTCCCCGGTCTGGGAACCCCAGATTAACATGATGCTCGACAGCGGGCTCCGTGGCTCCATGAACGTGGACTACGATCAGATCGCCGGCCAGCGCTACGACAAGCTCGGTTTCGACTGCGACGTCTACGCCGACTCGTTCCCCGCGTTCGTGCGTGGGGTGCTAGGCGGGGCAGATGTCAAGACGGGCACCACGGCCCCGTACACCCACACATTCAACCTGCTCAACACAGGAACAGGCCAGCCGCCGTCATACACAAGCGTCTACTTCGACGGCTTGGACATGAACCAGCTCACGCAGAGCCAGATCGACAGCCTAACTCTCAAGTTCGCCTCGGACGGACTGCTCACCGCGTCGGTGGCCTATGTCTGCGCTGCGTCCACGATCATCACCACGGTTACCAATACTCCGACAGCCCTTGAGGCCGCAGCCTCGTGGAACGTCGTCGTCAAGGTCGGCGGCTCAGCAATCACCCGGCTGGTTGACGGCGAGATTGACCTCAAGCGTTCCACCAAGCCCATCCCGGCGCTCACGGGTACGCAGGCGTACTACCAGAACTGGGCCGGGCCCTTGGAGACCAAGGGCTCCAAGTTGACCGTCATCATGGAGAGCGACGCTGAGCTTACCTACTTCCTGAACAACACCAAGGGCGTCACGCTGGA